GTCCGATCTATATCAGGTCTAGCAAAATTCTATTCAAACTGTCTTCAAGTGCTAATCTGGGTTTATTCCCAGTCTTCATAGCCCCCCTCTCAAGGGACTAAACTTGATCTCATAAAATAACATTGTATTTAAAAATGTTAATATTATCCAATAAGATACGACAGAATTACTTGCGAAAAACTAAACCTACCCAAAGTATTTTGATACGGGTAGGATGAGATCCTTTTGTTTAAACTGGATCTCATCCCTATGGAGCGGTGTTTCATCGGTTAGGGACCTTTGTGCTTTAAGGTACAGGTTTTCCAAACTGTAAAGTGATTTACTCATACTTCCTTCATTCATCTTCCAAAAGGGTAAAGAACCCAATCGAGAGAAGATAGACAGTAGAATGAGAACATAGACTTCACCAAAATCTTCTTCACCTTCATAAGAACTGAAGAAGTGATTCACGACAAGAGGACATTTTTCTTTTATATAGGACTTAAATAATTTATGAGCTATATACTTGTCATCCGACTGAATCTTAGGTTGGGAATAAATCAAATTACTATAATTGTTACGTATAACCCTAGCCACCCTTAAATCCTTTCTACTAATCTCACCATCGATTCCTAACCCACCAAAACAGTGGGGAAGAAACCAGGAACCTTTGAATTTTCTCAAGATTTTAAAATTGTAGTAAAAGAAGGCAGCCCTAACTTCACAGTAGGTTGGTGCTAATTCAAGGAGATCTTTAAGATTATCTGCTAATTCGAGTGGACCTCGCGATACATTATTTCCATCAATGGCAGACTTCTTCACACCGTGAAGAAGTCCAAGATTGATAAAAGGAATGAACTTCGAGTCACCCCCTCCTAAAGGTATGGAAAAGAAACGAGAATTAATTGAACAAAATTGATCAGAAAAATAACTTTTCCCAATCGACTCCTTAAAACCCATAATTTCCCCAAGACCCCTCCAGGATTGTATAAACCGATCTTTATAAACATGATCGATAGCAGTTAAACAATCATCCCCATTTATCCAGGATGGAACGTCTTTAATCCTAGTCCGATTACCAGTTGCAAACTCATAAGCATACCGGATCAGACTCATATTTAAAATACAAAGAAAAGGAAAACTAATGATAGAACCCATTAACTGACCCCGCTTTTGCGGGCCCAAAATAAGTTTATCACCAGTAATAGGACATTTCTCAATATAAACATGACCAGTTAAAGCACGTTTCATTAGGACCTCGAGAGTATTCAATCTAACCCCAGAACTCTTTTCCATAATAGGAATTAATTCTTCTAACACAGCTTCAGAAGCCCAACTATGCAATTCATCAGTTGCGGAACTATAATCACCACTATGGAACATTTTTCCGAAATGACTTTTAAATCTTTCGTTGAAAATTGTTTCAGTGATCGGTGTTCCAGTTAATTCAAACTGTTGAAATTTCTGCAGTTGCTTCCAAAGTAAATTTTGTGTTGTTCGAAGAACATGGTAAGTTAAAGGAGGTCCCTTAGAAATACATCGAACCTTTAAGGGTTCGAGTAAACTAACAACCTCAACACAAGGCATTTCATCTAGTGCCATCCCATACAGCGTCCAGTAATTATTCTTGTAAGACTGCAAACTTTCCGTAGTATCCACCCATGCCCCGATTTTCATCTCGGCATAGTTGGGATCTAGGAGTTCTTGTTCAGTCTCACCAGCAATTCCATAGAATTCGCTTATGGGGCCACTACACATAGTCATTCCTTGTTTTATAGTTGGTTCTTTAACTTTAATTTTTCTCATGTTTTCATTAAAACCATCGAGGTACCCTAATGTTCCTAAATTAGTCGCAGATGTTTTTACATTTGCTGCTATTGAAGGCATAACTGGCCTACTCATATGGTTTAACGAAAATTCAAAATTCCTAAAGAGTTCTCTTGTCGTACGACGTATTTCTCTCTCCACATCCAACCTATTATATTTCACCCTCCCGAGATTAACTTCTAAGTTCATTTCATGGAACCAGGGATGAATTTCATCAGGTTTATCTTCTAATACCCACTCGTACTGCTCCTTTTCACTCATCATAATTTTAATATGTTTCTGTTTCTTAATTTTTGCATAAGAGTCGGACACCTTCGGCATCCCTTTCTTACTCATTAGTATAGAAAGTGCAAAACTTAAAATCTTTTCTCTACCACATTCTCTTGCCATTCGCTTAGTAAAACAATAAAATTTTCCACCAAACAAATAAGCAGAGTCCCTAATTTTAACAGGGCACTCAGGAATGGGCTGATCAGACCAGAATGAAAAGAAGGACGCATTTTTGTATTTAAAATAGTCCACCCAACAAAATCCCTCCTCGTAGAAAAGAAGAAGATCCTGAAGCGATTTCGTAACAGATCGTTCGAAACCTATCTCGGTTAACAATAAATAATCAAAACCATAAAAAAGAAATAGTTCTAACCAGGTATCGTAAGCTTCCCGTATCATTTTATAATCATTTGAAAATCGCCCACAGAAAACAACAGGAATGTGTTTTCGGAGAATATTAAGGAAAGGTATAATACTTTTTCTACTTTCAAATGAGGACTTTGGGTCTCGCTGTTCCATTGCGAGGCTCTCCCCTTTCGGATCGGGTTTAAGAGTCTTATTTTCTATAGTCCAGTCGTGTAACCTGTTCGCAGGTGAGGCGTAAGGTACTGTAACTATATTTCTCTTGAATCTATTGAGCGTAAAATATCTTAGTGTACTCAAAACAGTCATTGTATTGTTTAGTTTATTCAAGAGGTATGGAT